TTATATTAATTAAATCTCAACCGTATTAACTCTTATAGGCACATCTTCCTTTAAATCATATATTATACCCTTCTTTAGGGCACTTTGGTTATCTACTTCTCTTTCAAATATTTTATCATGAACCCGCTCCGACATAAAATTAATATATTTTTTATATCTTATTAATGGGGCAAACCTTGATCCCGCGTCTTCTTGGTCTGACTCATATACACCATTATTATAATTATCTAACTGTTTGTCCAGATCAATGGAATTAATATGTGGTAAGCAATCGCCAGGAAATTGTTTTAGAAATGGTTCACAGTATATTGCCCTTGCGTCACTTTCCCAAGAATTATAACAATTTTTAGATTTAGAGTAGGGCGTTTCATATACAGCCCGTTTATTGAAGTATGATAAATGGTCTTTATCTAAACACGGTATCTCCAATATTTGTGTTTTATAATTATTCATTTTAGCAAGTCGTAAATATTCTTGGTACATCCATAATTCATTGAAATAATTAATAACATATATATTGCGTGTTCCTTTGGAAATAGCATTCAATAATTTTATTCTGCTTGATTGTTCTGCTCTGGATAATTCACACCCTTTAAAATTATATTCCCCATTCTGAACAAAGTATTGATTTTTATCACATACGGCAAAAACACCGTTATTATCTTGTTCTAATTGCGAAACTAAATATTTTTTACCACTTCCAGGAGGACCTCTGATAATAGTTACTGTTTTTGGGGATTCTTTTTTATATACAAATGGTGCGAATAAGGCCGTTAATAGTAACATTGATTCTAACAATAAAACTCCCGATATGAATAACATAGCGGGGCTATCAATAATATTCATGGATTGCGAGGTGTAAAACATCTTATATAACATATATATATATATTTCTTTATAAGATTTATAATAATATAAATAATATATTATAGTATAATAAATGAGCGAGGAGTATGGTAAATCTAAAGAAGTAGGTAAACAAATAGGTAAAGCATTTTCTAAATTAATTAATGTAGCTACCTCATATTGCGATATAGCGGTCAATACTATAACATCGGCATATAAGGGTTTCGCTGAAGAAACTAAAAATTCAATAAAACGTAAAGATAAATCAGATGATATTAATACATACGTTGAGGAGGAGTTAAAAAATGTAGAGGAGGAGAATGATGCCGTGTTATAGTTTTTTTTAAAAAATAATATTTATATATAATGGAAATGATTATATATAGACTTGATAGGATACTTATCGCTCAATATTTATTTATTTTAGGAACGTTACTTATTATAAAATTTAAAATTTATAATGATCTGGATACGTACGACCCCTACGCGGTGCTATTTTTATATTACTTAGGATTACTAGCTTATAATTTTAATACGATAACCGAAAAATCGGTTAATTAAATAATTTAACCTTTATTTGGTCGTCATAACATCGTCTCCTAGTTTTCCAAGTTAAATTAATAGGTGTGGTGGCGGCGCCAATACTTGCGATACACCCTTTTGACCTTCCAATAATCATATCTTCTGTTCGAGCAATTATCCATTTACCATTAGTGTGGCGATATAAGTGATAACTATTTTTATTGGTAAACACCGCGTCATTATTAACGAAATAATTCTAATTTAACGTAAATATACCAGTTACCTTTCTTCAATTACCATTATGACCCGATACCTCTATGACCCTAATATTCATTTTAGTAGAGTTTTAATTTAATATAGGACGTCTTATATTAAATCAAATTAATTTTCTGTAATTATATTATTATGTTAGAATCTCATATAACCGATGTTCAATTAGCAGAAGGTATATGCGCTTTACTTACTTACGTTATTGTCTGGTATCTTTTTTGGACAAAATTATCGTTTGATTCCTCTGAAAATAGATATTTGGCGTCAGCACTTAGGTGGATATCAATATGGATAGGGCGTAAATATGGTACTAGTTTATATGTCACACTGAAAAAGAAATATAATATCAAAAATTATAAAATTTCATTATTGCCGAATCTTGGTATTAATATTTACTAGTTAAATAAATTTTATTATTAATATAATATATATGGATTATATTTATAATGCTTATTGTATGTCGCAAATTTTTTTTGATAAAGGAAGTTATTATATAAGCAATAAAGAATTAGAAGATTATATAAAAACTGAAAGAGTTTTTGGGTCAAATAGTAAAGGACTGGCGTGTATGTATGATTTAACATATAAACCTAATTTAGTTATAGAAAATCTTTTTTTGGGCAACGCGTATAATGCTCGGAACTTTTATGAACTCAAAAAAAATAATATTGGATTAATTATTAATTGCTCTAAAGATATTCCAAATTATTTTGAGGATGAAATGGATTATATCAGAGTGTATGTGGAAGATAAATTAAACCAATGTATATATAAATATTTAGATACCACCATAACCCAAATGCACGAGTATTTAAAGGTTAATCCTAATAAAAATATTCTCATTCACTGTTTTATGGGTTCTAGTAGATCAGCGACTGTTATAATCGCCTATTTAATTAAATATAGAAAATATACAAGACGGGACGCGCTTTTATTTTTAAAACAAAAAAGGCATTTGGTTAATATTAACGTAGATTTTTTTAAACAGTTGAAGCGGTTTGAGGAGGAATATAGATAGATTATTTATAATGTTACCATATTAATTAATTTGATAATATTTATTTAAATAAAATGTGTTATTAATATTAAATGCCCACTCAGAGTCCATCCTCTAAATTTAATGTTTTACAACAATTTTTGGATAAGAACCGTGGTACAGATAGTTTTACACATACCAGTATAGGTGCCCCAATGGGTAAATATAGTATAAAACATTCTGAATATGCCAAATTTTATGAATTATACCATAAAGTAGTTTTCGAGCAAAACATTCCAACTTATTTAACCGAGGGTATTAAAGATTGTGATATTACCCCAATTAAAATTGATGTAGATTTAAGATATTTTAATAAGCATTGTAAGAGAATTTATACTGATGGGGATATTGATAATATTTGTATGTCTTATATGGAAATAATTGAAAAATATCTAGAAGATCTTGAGGATGAAGAGAGAGTCTTTTACATTTTAGAAAAACCCGACGCGATTTATGATTTAGATAAAAAGGGGAATAAAAAAACCCAGGGATCTAAATGCCGAATTAAAGACGGTTTTCATATAATGGCACCAAATATTCTTACCAATGATTATCTACAACTTAAATTCAGAGAGCACGTGTATAAAAAAAGTTCGGAATTTTTAGATAGACACGAGTTTGATAATACTTACGCGGATATCTTTGACAGGGCGGTTATTGATAGAAATAATTGGCAAATGTATGGTTCTACAAAACCAGGAAAACCCGCGTATTTAGTCTCGAGAGCAATTAGAGTTTTTACAGATAGAGTAGAAAAAGTTGACTACGTACCGTCGTCACCCGAATTAATAGAAATGTTATCGGTTCGCAATAAAACTGAGTTTTCGATGCTTAAAACAGAGGTTGAAATTGAGGTATGGGCACCTGAAAATAACAAACCGAAAAAAAAACGGAAGAAGGGGTCGTCGCGGAAAAAACATAAAACAAAAATAGGCAAAAAGGAACTCCCTAGTATTTTAAAATATATAAAGTGCCTAAGTGCTGAGCGGGCGAGGAATTTCCATACTTGGATAGAAGTGGGTTGGTGCCTTCATAATATCCACAATAAAAACGATATTTTATTAGAGCAGTGGATTAAATGGAGTAAAAAGGTTCCGGAATATGCTGATGTTTGTGAAACCGAATGTCGGGAAAAATGGGACGAAATGGGGGATGAGGGATTTGGTATCGGCAGTTTAAAACTTTGGGCAAAAGAAGATAATGAAAAAAAATATTTTGAAATATTAGAAACTGACGTAGCGGCTAAAATATGGAGTGGGTGTAATAATGGCAAAGGAACCTCATATGATATAGCAAAAATAATGCAGATTATGTATGGCACTTTCCATGTATGCGTATCAATTAGAGATTGCACCTGGTATTATTATAATGCTGAGTTTAACAGGTGGCAACGCGATGACAAAGGTTTGGAGTTAAAAAGAAAAATATCAACAGATTTATATAAACAATTTAATAAAATTAAGATTAAAGAAAGTCAAATGATGGATTCTGAGGACGAACCACAAAATAGTCAACATGATAAAAACGCACAAAATATTGCGAAGGTTATGATTAGACTCAAAGAAACTAGTTTTAAGAGTAATCTTATGACAGAATGTTCCGAATTATTCTATGATCGTGAGAAAAAATTCTTAGATAGTTTAGACGAAGCAAATCATCTTATTGGTTTTAATAATGGCGTATATGACTTAAAAAGGGAGGAATTCAGGCGAGGTCGCCCCGAAGACTTTATTTCTAAATCGACGAAGATTAATTATATCCCGTATAATCCAGATTCCGACGAAATATTTGAAATTAAAGAATTCTACAAACAAATTTTTGTAATTAAACGCGTAAGAGATTATGTCTTAATTAGAAGTTCCTCATTCTTATCGGGGTCAACTAAAGATGAATCTTTTGATATTTATTCCGGTGGCGGTGGTAATGGGAAATCAAAGCATATGGAATTGATGGACAAGATTTTTGGCGACTATGCGGTAAAACTACCCATTCAACTCCTTACAGCAAAACGTGCTGCTTCCAACGCAGCTACTCCTGAATTGGCCAGAACCAAGGGTGCCAGACTCTGTTCTATGCAAGAGCCTGATACAGAAACTAAAATAAATGTCGGTTTAATGAAGGAACTTACTGGTGGTGATAAAATTCAGGCACGGGCTCTTTATGGGGAACCATTTGAATTTAAACCTAAATTTAAAATGGTTTTATGCTGTAATGACAAACCTTCGTTACCCGAACGAGATGAGGGTACTTGGAGACGCGTCCGAAATACTGAATTTAGTAGTAAATTCACGTATGATATTAAGGGTGAAGACGGTTTAGATTTTAAAATTAATGAAGAATTGGCCGAGAATTTTGAAACTTGGGCGGAACCATTTATGTCGCTATTACTTGAGTATCATAAACGTTATAAGGTGGAGGGACTTAAAGTACCCTGTGAAATTTTGGAATACACTAAGAGTTACCGAAGTCAGAGCGATGCCTTTGTAAATTTCATTAATGATACATTAGAATATGATCCTACTAGTCCGACTGGATTGAAAATATCAGAAATTTACAAATTATATAAAATGTGGTCGTCGGGAATTACTACTGATAAACCCCGCTCACGAAAAGATTTACAACGTTATTTTGACGAGAAATATTCTAAATACTTAGCGTTTTCTAGCTCTAAATCAGGTTATATTGGATGGGTGGTTAAAAACCCCGATGGTGAAAAAGGTGCTGCGTGTGAAATTGATAGCGATGACGAAAAAAAAGATGATTTAGATTAATAATTATTGCCCTGTTAAACATATGTTAATTAAGATAGTATTTTGATATAATTAATAAACTCTATAAAGGGGTATACTTATATTTTTTTTTATTAACCTAATCCATAATATCACAGAGGTCTCGCTGATCCCTGTAGTATTGGTCCATCTCTGTTTCCCATTGATCCATTATGTGTTCGTTCATTTTTTCCCCGATCATGTCGTAGGGTCCCTCAAAGTATTCGTCGCTGTCAATACTATCAAAAGCATCTTCTCCGCCAACCGCAACGGCAATTATTGCCATGTCAATAGTATTCTTCACAAAATCGCCCGCAACAGTCTTCGACGCGTAAAATACATCTTCGGGTACATTTTCCCGAATACTCAAAGAGTCTTCGTCCGTCGCAACTTCTTCTGCCTCCTCCTGGGCCTGTTGTTCAAGGGAGACAGTCCAACTCCTGGGTAGTGTAGGAGGTTTGATAGGCGCCACCAACGGTTGTTCATCCCCCCCATGACCCGGCGTCGTTTCAACGTTTTCGGCGATGGACTCCATCCATTTACCTTGCGACCCAGTTGATGTGATAAAAGACATATGGAACCTTGCTTAATTTTAAAAAACTTATAAATTAACTAATTACTAATATTAAAAATATGAATTAATCAAATTTTTATATTAGAAAAGTATAAAGGGGTATATCAGTGCTGATACAATTATTTATTTACATGACTAATTATATTAAATAATGTTTTGTCGCGAGTATTTATTAGATTAAGTCTATCAGTAAATACGTCTTTAAGATCAGGAGCGTTATCTAATGTAAGCGTTGTTTTATTATCATAAAAAATTATTGATTTTGTATTTAGATTAGCACAACTATGTTTTTGAGTAATTAATTTACACCCGGTAGAGAAACTTAAATGAAAGCAACCACTAATAGATTTATTTGTAGACTGCCAATCCGAATTACCAGATTCACATGGTAACCAAATAACATAAGTAGTTTTTTTTAATAATGCGAACATTTGACCTGCTGATAAATTTTCTAAAAAAAGAAAAGATGTAATAACTGTGAGTTTATGTCTATTAATACATATTATATGAAAATCTTCAGGATTATTTATTATATCATAAATTCTATCGGCACTAATACAACTGGAACCTAATATAATTATAATAGGTTTATATTGACCCCTCATGTTTAATAATTTACTTTTGTAGTCTATTGCGTCAAATACAGGAAACAAAAAAAGTTTTTGGTTGTGGAAATTTGTGATAGAAATCTGGTTTATTATTTTGGGTCGGCGATTCTGATATGTATGATTAATACACGCTACCGTATTATTTATATATATATCATCAAAACTATAATCATCGTCCGTTAATAATAAAATTAATGCGTAATGATCTCTATATTCTGGAAGAGTGTAATATATATTAAAATCATAGAACATCTTATAAAATACTAACCATTCCTTAAAATCATCATTATTTACAATATTTACGACGTCTATGTCAATATTATATTTTTTACCAAAATCTAGTATAAATCCTAACATTTCATAATGAAAAGGGAAACCGTTATATACCAGAATTTTTATTTCTTTATTGAATGGGATATTTTTAATTGATAATGGGGCGGTAGAGTGTTCCATTTATATTAATAACTTATAATATCAACAGATTAATATTTTGTTGTGTGGGTTAAAAAAATTTTATGAGAACGTCCACATCACCCACCAGTCATTATGTCCTATCATTATTATATATCACCGACCGCTTCGGTATGTCGTATTCGTAAATACCGCGGGTGCCTTGGAACACCCCTGCTACTATAACCATTATACGTTATAGTTATCATGGTACCTACGGGATGTGAAGTTTTGTAACTTTTTCGTATACTATCATCCATACCAGAAACATTAAAACTTATACCAGTGTTATCAACCAAAGAACATATAAACGATCCCAATAATCCTTTATATTTACCTGTACCTGGTTTATAACCAGTTATAATGGCTTCGGTATCCGCGACCTCCTTAATTTTATACAGTGTGCTCGATCGTTTTGGTTCATATAAACTTTCAGGTTTTCTCAACATAATACCCTCGCCTCCTCCAGAAATAACTTTTTTAGCTAACTTTAAGGCGTCTGATTTAGAAACAAGTGTCTGTGTCGTAAATTCTAAAAGAGGCTCTAACCCAATTAAACCAAAATTTTTCATACAAGCATTGCGTTTATTAACTATTTTATTTAATAAAACCATCCGATTTTCAAAAATATCATCATTATTTAAAATATCAAACACTTTATATTTAACATTTGCCACCTTCCAACTATTTTCCCATTTTAACAATTCAGAAGACTTTGTGGGTTTTTTTCGTCTAAGTAAGCCACAACTTTCAAACGCGCCTCGTCCTAACCATAACTCCCCATCTAAAGGAATATTAGGCGGCATTATATCTTTATACCAATCAGGAACATCAAAATTTTTACCAGCCCTTGATTTAAAAGATTGCCCATTCCAAACTGCTCTATAACCATCCCATTTTTCTGAAGCCCACCAATTATCTACAGGGCGCCCATCATATATCTTGGCGAGGAGCACGCCTTGTTTTTTTACGTCGTAAACATCTCGCCCACGCGATCCTTTTCCACATAATATATCTGGGAATAAAGATATAGGGGATAAAGATTTCGTCAGGGGGGGTGAATCAAATGTTAGGACTTTTTTAGTAGGTTTAATCTTTATTTTTTTTTGAACTTGGTGAGACGTAATGTTTTTTTTTAAACAACCTTTAGTTTTAACCCATATACAAGATTCGTGAGAGGAGCATTTAGGATCTGACTTCTTTTTTAAAATTTTACAATTAATATTTTTATCTTGCTTATTATTCTTGATGTCTTTTTCTAAACAACCCTTTGTTTTAACCCATTTACAATTTTTTTGGTTTTTACACTTGGGTTCTTTATTCTTTTTAAAATTTTTACATACCCCACCGCCAATTTGCGAAATATATTTATTAATTAAATTATTACCTGATTTACTTGTTACTAAAAGTTTTTCATTTGTTTTAGGGTGATAGATATAAGAATACATAATATTATATAATTATATTATATATTTAGGTGACAGTTATGCTATGATGAAGTTATTTTTTCATTAATAAATAAATAACCGCGATTGATATACCCAATAAGATGAATTTTAATATATTTGACACGGTATTATAAAATACTAAATCCTTATTGTTGTATAATACTTCTCGGGCATGAGTTGATGCTGATGCGGTGTTATTAAACATATTTTTTTTATTAGTTTTTATTAAATCCTCAGATTCTCTAATATTTTTATTTTGCTTCGTCAATAATTCCTCTTGTGTATCTATCAATTCAACTTTCTTCAAGTATTGACTTTTCAATTCACCAAATCTATCACTTGCTACTATTTTAGCTTTATTAGTTGAGTCAATTAATTTTCCTTGGATTAAATTAACTTTCACATTTAATTCATTATTTTTGTTCCGCAATATAGTATTACTCCTTATGACTTGATTATATTTTAATCTAAGACGCTGTTTTACAGATTTTAAATTTGAGTTTTCTCTGTTCAACTTATTCAATCGCGCGTCCGCCGTGTTTGCGGCGGAATTAATAGAATTTCGTAAATTACCAAATAACCCCATTTTATATAATACTCATATTTTAAATTTTACTTTTAGAACATTTTTTAGATTCAATATTAGGCATTTGTATACTACCCCAATCCCGTTTATTAAAATATACTTGGTTTCTATTTTTATTATAAAACATATTTAGACCTATTACGAGTATTAAAACAATAACAACTATCGCCATTATCCCATAACCTATTCCAGGAGAAACGTTTCCGTTTTTAATAACTAGTCCAGTTAAAATTAAAAACAGGGAAGATATTGAAATATATTTTAAAATAAACATAAAATAGTCTCGTTTCCTAACTTCATTGTTATTCATTTGCGTGCTTTTTGCGGATGAGCTTAAATCTTTTGTTAATAAGTCAATTTTTCGCTTAAGTTGTTTTGACTCATTCAGTTGACTATTTAATAATAACTCGGTTGGGGCATTTACCAAATGACGCCGGTTCATTCTACCAGTGTTCATATTGTATTTTTCTTCACTTGCCTCAAATACTTCACTCATTAATTTTTTTTTCCTATTAAGTAAATTGATTAAAACAATTGGGTCACGTTTAGGGTCTTCTTTATATTTTGCTAAATCAGTCTCCAGTTGCTTTAAAGCATTATTATGTATACTAAGTAGACCTGGTGCTATAGCATTCTCTCTGGCAATGGACGCATTTTTATTTTCAGCATTAAGTTTAATATCTTCTAGACCAAGTATTTTTTCACCTTCCGCTTTAGATTTTACTAATAAATTACTGTATTCAATTATTTTAAGATTCAGGTCATTTATAGCATTGTCTATTTTAATTTTTTCAGTTTGTATTTTTTTTTTAGCCTCAAGTATTTTTTTTTCTTCCAACAATGTATCATTTTGCCATTTTTCTAATTCCTCTTTAAATGCGGCTGTTTTCGCAGCAGCATTTTCGGTTTCTACTTTAATCTCATGTTGGAGTTCCCGGATGCGTGCTTTTTTTTCTTCAAATGCTGCCAGGAGTTGACTATGTTTGGTCTCCAGTTCTTGATATTCTTTTTCTAAATCGCTCGACTTTTTTATTAATTTTTTTATAATCTCTTGGTGCTCGGTAGTTAATTTGGCATATTTTTCAGTTAATATTTGCTGTAACTGCTCCCGTTGCCTTTTAAAATCAGCCGCTTGAGTATCTAATTCTGCGGTGCGCGATGCTATTGCCGCGGGCACATCTATATTTTTAAGTTTATTATATGCGGCCTGTAGAGGAGTGTGTTGTCGTTGAATTTCATCATAATACGTCTTTCGTACACCCGCCCGCCTGTTTATAGGTGGGGGAGTTAATGAGGGGGGTCCCTGGTCTACCCACCGACAATTGGGTCTAGTTATATTTTCATA